TTTGCATCAATATTCAGGATATCTGCGAGAACACGTTCACGGCGCAGCAGTTGGCTATGTTCACCACTCAGGCGGAGCAGCGCATCTACAACATGGTGCAGTTCCCCTCTTTGCGCAAAAACATGACTGGCAACATCCAGTCTGGCAACAAGTACCTTAAAGCGCCGGATGATTTTTTGGCGGTGTATTCCTTGGCCGTCATTGATGCCACCGGGAACTATGAATACCTGTTAAACAAGGATGTCAACTTCATCCGCGCTGTGTACCCCAATCCAACCACAAATGTCGGCATCCCACGGTACTACGCACTGTTTGGTCCCGCAATCGTAGGCAACTCAATCACGGACGAGCTTACGTTCCTCATGGGGCCTACCCCGAATACAACGTACACCGTTGAGCTGCATTTCTACTACTACCCCGAGTCGATTACGGTTGCCGCTGATGGGCGCACATGGCTGGGCGACAATTTCGACCCGGTGCTTTTGTATGGGGCATTGGTCGAAGCCGCTACCTTCATGAAGGGTGAGGCTGACATAGTTGCCTTGTACAACACCAAATACAACGAAGCACTGGCTTTGGCTAAACGTCTGGGTGATGGAATGGAGCGTCAAGACGCCTATCGCTCGGGCCAGTACCGCCAACAGGTGACCTGATGGCTTTTATTTCTTAAAGGGGTTCAAATTGATCACCACGACCAAAGGCGAAATGGACGAATCTTTGCTTGAAAAGCAAGAGGGTTCCGTCGATAATGACAACGAAACAACCACATGGGTGGAGTACTGGTTGGCGGGGGAGCTTGTTCACCGTTCGGTGCATGTGTCCCTCAAGAAAAACGTAAGTTCAGCGGTAGAAGCCGCATCTTTTAATTAAGGAGCCAACCATGGCGAATATTCAAGCAATGACCACCAGCTTCATGGGCGAGCTGATGACCGCAACCCATAACTTTGGCGTAGCACCTATCCGGGCCGCGACAACTGCCGACACGTTCAAAGGCGCGTTGTATCTGACAACAGCCACTGTGAACGCCAGCACCACTGCCTACTCGGTAACCAACGAGGTGTCAGGCACCGGCTACACACCGGGCGGGGTGACGGTTACATTTGGGACAGCCCCAACTGCCACCAACAGCTCTGCAACAGCGGGCGTCGCATTCGTTACGCCTTCAGCCAGCATCACATACACCACGGTGACTTTGGCTACGGCGTTTGACGCAGTGCTGATCTACAACTCGACACAGACGAACAAGGCGGTGAGCGTGCATACCTTCGGATCACAAACAGTGACCGCTGGAACCTTCACGTTGACGATGCCTGCGAACACGACAAGCACTGCGCTGATCCGCTTGGCTACAACCTAACTTGCTCGGGGGTAGCAAATGACTACCGCATGGGGCGAAGGTACATGGGGCGAATATTCTTGGGGCGGCTCCCAGTCGGAGATAGCCGGGAATAGCGCCGCCGGTGCCGTAGGCACGATGACTGCCGAAGCCATCTATGCAGTAGATGCTACAGGGGTTGAGGCTACGGGCGCGGTAGGTGCAGTAGGAATGGGTGAGCGCACAGTGGCGCTTACGGGGGTGGTTGCTTCCGGTTCGGCAGGAGATGTGGCAGAGACGATCAGTCCGGAGGAGGACGGCGTTATCGCACAGGGGCAGGTTGGCTCAGTTGGCTCGGTGCTGTCGGTAACGCTTACGGGCGTCTTAGCATCTGCCGATGTAGGCAACGTAGACTTTGCGTATGCGGCTTTCTTGTCGGGCGTAGAGGCTCTGGGCAATGCAGGAAATATGCTTGCTGCGCCTATCGGTACAGGTGTGGATGCCGGGGGCCAAATAGGTACTGTAAGCTCGGTCCGCACAGTTGCGTTGACGGGTGTAGGTTTATTGGGCGCGGTGGGTGTTGCTACTCCCGTAGCTGGTCCGACAGAGGACAGCGTGGTGGCGTTTGGTCAGGTTGGCTCGATTGCCTCTACCAGCCGTACGGTGGCATTGAGCGGAGTAGCGGCGCGGGGGCAGGTTGGGACACCAAACTACTTCTATTGGACGACAATAGATGACAGTCAAACCCCGAACTGGCAAAATGTCGAAATGGTTGTGTAAAGGATATTGATATGGCAGTAACAAATTTTACCCCTCTCCTTGGTCTGGCATTGCCAACCACGGGTGATCTATCCGGCACATGGGGCGCTACGGTCAACGATGCAATTACCGACCTGCTTGATGATGCGGTAGCCGGTACGGTAACGCTTTCCTCCGATGCTGATGTCACTCTGAGCACGACCAATGGGGCAGACAACCAAGCACGCAACGCGGTTATCTTGTGGACAGCCAGTAACGGCGCAACCACTCGCAATATCACGGCTCCTGCTCGGAGCAAGGCGTATGTGGTCATCAACTCCGGCACAGGCCCCATCGTCATCCGCGGCGCAGGTCCAACAACGGGCATTACGGTTGCTGCGGGGGACAAGGCACTGGTAGCATGGAACGGCTCTGATTTTGTACGTGTAGGCGCATCGGCCGGTGGTTCCAGCACACAGGTTCAGTTCAACAGTAGCGGTAACTTGGCAGGCTCTGCCAATTTGACGTTTGACGGTACGACTCTGACGGCCAATGACATTATTGATTCGTCGCTGACAGCCAACAAGCCGGTGTTTACCAATGGCAGCAAAAATCTTGTGTCCACGGGCACACTGGGCGTTGACCAAGGCGGTACAAGTCTTACCACCCTGACACTTAACAATGTCATCTTGGGCAACGGCACATCAGCGCCTTTGTTTGTCGCTCCCGGAACAAGCGGTAATGTGCTGACTTCAGACGGCACGACTTGGGCATCTACCACACCGGCGGCAAGCGGGGCCAGCAAGGGTCAAGCAATCGCTTTTTCGATCATCTTTGGTCTGTAAGGAATCATCATGGCAAATCCCAACATAGTGAACGTAACCGCCATTCTTGGCACAACAACGTACCTCACGCCCGGTGGCACCGCCGCACTTGTCTTGCTGCCTAATGCGGCTGCGTCTAATCTGGTCTTTAAGATCAATCAGATCGTGGTGTCAAACACTACGGCTTCTGCGGCTAACGCTACGGTGTCAATCTACACCAACGGCGCTGTGGCCCAAGGCAGCGCTCCTTCAAGCGGTACGGCATACCCGATTGTCTCAACGGTGTCAGTCCCGGCTAATGCCTCCCTGATTGCTATGGACAAGACCACATCGGTGTATCTGATGGAGGGTACGTCAATTACGGTAACTTCGGGTACAACAAGTGCGCTGACCTTCAGTATCTCTTACGAATCTATCGCAAGTTGAGGGGTAACCCATGTCGATGCGCTATCAGGCTGGTATTGTTTTGCCGGGGTATAACCCCCTGCTGGTTCCCAACGCACCCACGATTGGTACGGCTACGGCGGGGACTGCTTCCGCGTCTGTAACTTTTACCGCACCTGCTGATATTGGTGGTGGCGCTATTACTGGGTACTCAGTTGTCTCAACGCCTGAGGGGGTAATTGGGACGGGCGCATCTTCGCCTATTACGGTAAGCGGCTTGACCAACGGAACGGCTTATACATTCAAGGTGTTTGCGACCAATGCTTATGGCCCCAGCCCCTTGAGCGCGGCGAGTAATTCTGCAACGCCTATTCCGGCAATTGGCTCAGCTTATGGGGGCGGCTTCTTTGCAGGTCAAATTGGAACTTCAAGTGTTGCCACTCATAACCTTGTAATTGGCCCAGTGGCGTCTGCACAAGATGCAAGCATACAATATAAGACTTCAAACACTAGTACAGCAGGCACAACTTCAGATATTGACGGGCCGACCAATAGCTCAAATATGAATAACGCCAGCCATCCAGCGGCTCAATTCTGTGAAGGTTTAAGTATTGGTGGTTTTTCTGACTGGTACATGCCCGCTAAGAATGAGCTTGAGGTATGCTATTACAGCCTAAAACCAACAACGACAAGTAACAACGGTGGTGCATCCTCGGGCGTCAACCCCAACGCTGTTCCAGCAAGAGCCAGTAATTACACGGCTGGAACACCAGCACAAACTTCAGCGGCAGCTTTTCAAACAGGCAACGCAGAGGCGTTTACGGCTGGCAATTACTGGTCTAGTACTGAAAAATTAGGTTTGTACGCATGGAGGCAAAACTTCAGTAACGGCTATCAGGGCTACAGCGGTAAGAGTACTACGTTAAGTGTCCGCGCCATCCGCCGCGTAGCAGTTTAAGGAAACGTATGCCTAATTTTTCTGGAATCTGGACAGTTACTCAGCAGATGCAAGCTAAGGGTCAGAGCATTTGGCCCGCAGTGCCGGGTGCGCCTACGATTGGCACTGCTACAAGTCCTACCCCTACTACAGCTTCTGTTCCGTTTACAGCCCCTGCAAATACTGGTTACCCCGCAACCATCACAGGTTACACAGCAACATCCAGCCCCGGCGGACTTACTGGTACGGGTACATCTCCAATCACAGTAACAGGCTTAACAACAGGCACGACATATACATTTACAGTAACAGCCACAAATGCAACAGGAACCGGGCCAGCAAGTGCTGCAAGTAATAGTGTCACTCCGCTGCCAGCAATAGGCGATGCCTTTGGTGGTGGTTTCTTTGCAGGACAAATCTCAACCGCTGCTAACGGCATAGCAGATTACAACCTTGTAGTCGGCCCGTTGTCCTCGGCACAAAATGCAAGCGTGCGATGGAAAACCTCAAACACATCAACTGCGGGTACATCCTCGGTTATTGATGGGCCTACCAATAGCTCAAACATGAACAATGCCAGCCACCCTGCTGCGCAGTTCTGCGAAGGATTAACCATTGGTGGTTTCTCCGACTGGTATATGCCTGCAAAGAATGAGCTTGAGGTCTGTTATTTTAATTTGAAGCCAACAACGGCAAGCAATAATACATCCTCAGGTACAAACACCAACGCCGTACCAAGCAGAGGCTCAAACTATACAAGTGGAACACCTGCTCAAACCTCAGCAGCGGCATTTATAATTTCTACTGGTGCGGAAGCGTTCGCAGTGGCCGCTTATTGGTCTAGTACTGAGGCTTCTGCAACAGAAGCATGGAACCAGTTCTTCGCTAGCGGCAATCAGGGCTACCCCCCTAAGGCCAGTTTTTACCGTGTCCGAGCCATTCGCAGAGTTGCAGTTTAATTCTCAAGGAAGACCAAAATGCACATAGTAGTCACCGAAGTTGACCACAACACCCGCATCCCTTGCACTGTTGAACCGCAGCGCACAGGCCCATCAATGCCCGCTGTCAAAGGCTTGCAGATCGTTTGGCAAGACAAGTCCACATGGCCCGTCAGCACGGACTCGACAGGCACATACCTTCGCGCCCCCAAGTATTACGGCACCTGTGATGACGATGCCGACACTACGATTGCTGGCGTGCTGGAAGTCTTGACCGAAGAAGTCTGGAACGAGCGCCGTGTGGCAGAGCACGAAGCCACCAAGCCTTACCCGTCTTGGATTGGTTACTTGGACACAATGAGTTGGAGTGCCCCTGTGCCACGACCTGTTGACGCAATCATGAACGGCGGCAACGTGCGCTACCAGTGGGACGAGGCTACGGGCAACTGGATTCCACAGACCGCAGCATGAAAGAGTTCTTCTTCATCTCGGGATTGCCACGGTCAGGCTCAACCCTGCTCTCGGCTATTTTGCGTCAGAACCCTGAGTTCTACGCGGACATCTCATCCCCCGTGCAAGGCTTGGTTACATCGACCATCAACGTCATTACGGGCAGTGAGAGCAACCACCTGATTGATGAAGACAGACGCAAGCACATCCTCAAGTCCGTTTTCAATGCGTTCTACGATGCGGTCACGCCAAACACAGTGTTTGATACCAGCCGAGGCTGGACGGCTAAGACATCACTGCTGAAAGACCTCTACCCACAGACCAAGATCATTTGCTGTGTGCGTGACTTGCCTTGGATACTGGACAGCTTTGAGCGCATTTCGGCTAAGAACTCCCTGTACGGCGCAGCCCTGACAGATGACGAGGCGCGGCAGACAGTCACCACAAGGTGCGATGCCTTGATGGATGTGAAAAAAGAAGGCCAAGTGGTCAAGCCCTACTATTTTTTAGAAGAAGGCTTGCTGCTAAACCCTGACATGATTATGCTGGTGGAGTACGAGTCCCTGTGTAAACAGCCCGAAAGCGTGATGCGTGAGATTTACCAGTTCATTGGCAAGCAGTACTTTGACCATGACTTCAAGAACGTGGAGTACGAGAACGAGGTCTTTGACAAAGCCCTGAACATGAAGAGCCTGCACACGGTACGCAAAGAAGTGACTTGGCAAGAGCGCCCGTCTATACTGCCTAAATCGGTGTGGGACAAGTACGCTGGCAAGGATTTCTGGCGCACACCAGAGCCTGATTTTTCAGTAAAATCACTCTACAAGGTCAAAGGATGAAAATCCTAATCATGGGTTTGCCCGGTTCAGGCAAGACTACACTGGCTTTAGCTCTTGCAAGGGAGTTACGCTGCGTTCACTTTAACGCCGATGAAATCCGCAAGGAGATCAACAAAGACCTCGGCTTTAGCGTGGAAGACAGGCTAGAGCAGGCTCGGCGTATGGGTGTGCTGTGTGATATTTCCGCCAAGTGGGGCGCTCATGTCATTGCAGACTTTGTTTGCCCAACACCAGAGACGCGAGAGGCGTTTGGCCCAGCGTTTGTGATCTGGGTTGACCGCATCAAAGAGGGCCGGTTTGAGGACACCAACAAGCTGTTTGTCCCGCCAGTGGAATACAACGCCCGCATCGACGGCGCTCTTGGTGGTATGCAGTTCTACGCCGAAGAGTTAGCCCAGCGCATCTCGCCTAAACCCAAAATCAAGTACTGAACAGATTATTGGAAACCCAATGAGTATTCAACAATTCCCCGGTGGCATCATCACCCAAAACCCAACGGCTCCTACTGGGCCGTATCAAGACAGCGCGGCTCCCGGTATCTGGACGCTGGACGAAGTAACGAATTTTATCAAGCAAGGCATTTGGCCCACTGCGGGAAATACAAACCCCGATGCGTTTATTGAAAACCTGTTCAGCACCTACCTGTACCCATCAACCAGCAGCACAGATAACCAGATTGTCAATGGCATTGACTTGGCTGGGAAAGGCGGTCTGGTGTGGATTAAAAGTCGGACTCGCGCAGCTACCAATAACTACCTGATTGATACGGTTCGTGGCAGTTCGCTTGGCAACTCAAACGGTCTTGTATCCAACTCCACGGCTGCACAACAGACCGGCCCAAACCTTGATTACCTGACATTCAACAGCAACGGCTTTACAGCTAAAGCTGTTGTTGGCGGCGGTGAACTTGGTACGAACACTTATTACGGTAGCATGGTTGGGTGGACATTCCGCAAGCAGCCGAAGTTCTTTGATGTTGTGACGTATACGGGGAATGGTGTTTCAGGCCGACAAATCCCGCATAATTTGGGTTCAACGCCGGGATTTGTTGTTGTCAAAAATATTACAAGTGAAAATTCTTGGTATTGCTGGCATAGGTCAGTACCGGGGAGTGGCGGTTTTTTAGAAACAACTGACGCTTTTAGCCCATCTTTAAAATATATTTGCGGCACAGTAAACAGCACAGTGTTTAGTGTTGATTCTGCTGGTGCGTCCGTTAATGGTTCTGGTCAAAACTACGTTGCCTACCTCTACGCCCATGACGCAGGCGGCTTTGGGCTGACTGGTACGGACAATGTGGTGAGTTGTGGGGGCTTTACGGCTAATGGTAGCGGGCAAGCCACTGTAAATCTTGGCTATGAGCCTCAGTTGGTTTTGTACAAATTATCGTCAACTAGTGGCCCTTGGCAGATAATGGACTCAATGCGGGGGATGCCCGATCTTTCCAACGATCTGACAACTTCAAACACAACACTGTTTCCAAATACTTCTGCCGTTGAGAGTGGTTACGATAGGTTCTGGGCGACCAGCACAGGGTTTTACTTGGCAAACGGTACGGCTGGGGCCACCTACATCTACATGGCAATCCGCCGCGGCCCGATGAAGGTGCCTACGGATGGGACTAAGGTGTTTAACCCAGCGTTCTATGGAACTAATGGAGTTTTTGGGTATCTTGGCGCACCCACTGACATGAACATTTACACGAGCCTAACAACTCCAGCCAGCACAAATCCTGTTCTACGTTCTCGTCTAGTCGGCGGCGGGAATCGAGTGACAACTAGCAACACCGATGCAGAAGTTGCGGACGCCCAGAACTGGTGGGACAACATGGTGGGCGCAAATCCATCTGGAGAAACATTTACTCTTAACAGCTCAAGAATAACTTTTAACTTCCGCCGCGCCCCCGGCTTCTTTGATGAGGTTTGCTATACGGGGACAAGTACAAACACTACACAGACCCATAACTTATCGGTAGCGCCAGAACTAATTATTGTTAAGTGCCGAAATATTTCGGGGTATAACTGGCCTGTTTACAGCGCCGCCACAGGGGCAACGAAGCTACTAGAGCTAAATACTACCGCTGCCACCACGACAAGTAATTTGTTTTGGAATAACACAGCCCCCACAAGTACTGTGTTTTCACTAGGAACCGATGGAGCCGTAAACGGATCAACCGATAAATTTGTAGCCTACCTCTTCGCAACCTGCCCCGGTGTTTCCAAAGTAGGCAGCTACACAGGCACAGCGGCGACTCAAGTCATCAACTGTGGCTTTACTGCGGGCGCAAGGTTCGTTCTCATCAAGCGCACCGACAGCACGGGCGACTGGTACGTCTGGGACAGCGCACGAGGTATTGTTTCCGGTGACGATCCGTATATTCTTTTGAATTCAACAGCGGCTGAAGTGACCGGCACAGACTACGTTGACGCAAACGCTTCTGGGTTTGAAATCACCAGCACCGCCCCAGCAGCCATCAACGCCAGCGGCGGCAGTTACATCTTCTTGGCAATTTCGTAAGGAAACATCATGGAAATCAGAATCAGAGCATCAGGTCAGGTCATGTACGAGGACGAGTTTCGCACTCTTCATCAAGGCTTGGGCCTGCCCAGACCCCTTACACAAGAGAACATCAGTGATTGGGGCGCAGACATAATCCTAGAAGGCCCACAAGCCTCGGGCGGCACGGTCTATCAGTTCTCCATGCGCCAAGGTGTACAGGAACTTGGGGGCAAGTGGCACACCAAGTACGTTCTTGGCCCGATCTTTACTGACCGCGCAGCCGAAGGTGACCAGCCAGCAGCCACAGCCGCAGAGCAGGAAGCCGCCTACAAGGCCATGAAAGACGCAGAGCAAGCCAAGAACGTACGCAACTCGCGTACAGAACTGCTCAAAAACAGCGACTGGACACAGATTGCCGACAGCACCGCAGACAAAGCTACATGGGCCACGCATCGTCAGGCTCTGCGGGATGTGACGGCTCAGGCTGGCTTCCCGTGGACAATCACTTGGCCTGAGCAGCCTTAAAGCTATGTCCCATGATCGATCCCTTCACAGCCCTAGCGGCCATCCAGACAGCAGTTAAGCTCGTCAAGACCGCCGCCCAGACGGTCAAGGATGTGGAGTCGCTCGGCCCTGTGCTGGGTAAGTTTTTCAGCGCCAAGTCAGACGCCATCAAGGTTGTTCAGCAGTCCAAGACCGGCGGCTTCAAAGGCAGTGCGATGGGCAAGGCTATCGAGCTTGAGCTTGCCATTGAGTCAGCAAGGGCGTTTGAGGAAGAGATCAAGATGCTCTTCTTCCAGAGCAACAAGATGGATGTCTGGGCCAAGATTTTGGCCCGTGCTGCAAGTATCGACAAGGAAGCAGCACATGAAGCCAGACGCCAGCGCGAGGCGGCTGCAAGGCATAAGAAAGAGATGGACGAGATCATCACCCTTGTCCTGATGTTTGTGGTTCTGGCGCTGGTCTGCGGCGGTGTCGGATGGATCATCTACAAAGCTGTGCAAGAGTGCGGTGGGCGGTGCTGATTGTGGGTAATGAAAATATGTTTTCTAACTTTGACCTGACTAAAACCATTGGCGCAGTTGCTGCCAGTATTGCCGCGCTTGGCGGCGGTTACACCTTGGCCGACAAAATTGGGTGGTTTGACAGGGCCATTATTCAGTGGGCACCAGAGCATTTCAAGATTGTTGCAGAGGCTGGACAGCCCATCAATGTCACGGTTGCCCGTATTAAAAAGCGTGATGACTGCTCAGTGGAGGGCTTTACCCCAAGCATTAGAGACGCAGTAGGTATGGTGCACGAGGCAACTACCACCGCAAGCAAGTTCAGCGGCCCAGCCGGGCCAGAGATTGACACGTTTACCTATCAGTTGACGATGGTGCGAAAAGAAAAGATTGCGCCCGGTAAAGCCACCTTGCTGGCGACCATCAAATACAAATGTCCAGAGGGTGAGCGTATCGTGCAATACCCCCGCCATACAAACCTAAGTTTTGACTTGAAAGGCTAAATATGTTCCCCCTCACAGCACTCCTTGAAGTCGGTGGCAAGCTTATCGACAAGCTCATCCCAGACCCTGAAGCCAAAGCCAAGGCTCAGATGGAACTGGCAAAGCTGGCGCAAGACGGTGAACTTGCCAAGATGGCGAACGACACCAAGTTGTTTGAGGTCGAGCAGGAGAACACCACTGACCGCTGGCAAGCCGACATGGGCAGCGACTCTTGGCTGTCCAAAAACATCAGGCCAATGGCTCTGATCGCCATCTTCATCGCCTTCTTCCTGTTTACCATGATGAGCGCCTTCGGTTACAACGCGCAAGAGTCCTACGTCCAACTGCTCGGCCAGTGGGGCCAGATAATCTTCCTTGCTTACTTTGGTGGCCGTACAGTCGAGAAGCTGGCTGACATGAAAATGAACAAAAAATGAACCTCACCGATCACTTCACGCTGGAAGAATTGACCACCACCAGCCACCGCCAGTTCGACAACACGCCGAACGATGCGGAGATGGCAAACTTGGTGCTGCTGGCTGAGTTCTTGGAAAAGGTCAAGA